AACTGCGAATCCTAAACGGGTAGTAGCGTTTGGCAACTTTAAATCAGTTGTTGAGTGCCACTATCCGTTTTTTGTTGGCCTCAGCTTAAACATTGGAGGCCAAAATGGGCATTAAAGAAGTAAGAGCATCGATTGATGCACTTGAGAAAGACCTTCGTGCGTTTGACGCTGAGAAGGCAACAGAAGACGAAGCAACCGCAATCCTGGCTAAGACTGACGAGCTAGAAAAGGCACGTCACGAACTATCAGCACTGGAAGCAAAACAGAAGCTAGAAACGGCTAATAGTCGAATTGCTGCTTTGCTAAATAACCAGAACGTTAGCCAGGGCGATCAGGCTGAACCGATTAGCCAGAGTGGATCACAGCGGTTTAGCATTCCAGCGACGGCTAAACCACGTCACGAACTGAAGGCGTTTGGGAATGATGGCGAATCGCTCAAAGATGCTTATGTTTCTGGCCGAACCATTGCGGCTGGATTGTTTAATCACAAAAGCTCTAAGCAGTGGCTAGACAATCACGGAATTTCAAACACAGCTCTTTACGAAGGCGATGACCAAAAAGGCGGAATCTTTGTGCCGACTGAAATGGAAACTGCCATCATTCGCTTGGTTGAATCCTACGGTGTTTTCCGCCGCTTTGCTAAGTCCGAACCAATGGGTTCAGACCGTAAAGTTGTTCATGTTCGAACTGGCGGCTTGACTGCTTACCCAATTGGCGAAACGTCACCAGCTAACGAGTCTTCAAACTCTGGGACTCGCACCTCACCAACCTACAACCCGATTGAGCTGATTGCTCGAAAGTGGAAGGCATGGCTCAAAATGAGCGATGAGGTTAATGAGGATTCGATGATTAACTTGGCTGATGAAGTTTCGCGTGAAATGGCTTTGGCGTTTTCCTACGCTGAAGATAACGCAGGCTTTAACGGCGACGGTTCAAGTACCTACAACGGCGTAACGGGTGCAAAGAATGTCCTAGGTGCTGGATCGAAATATACGATGGTTGCAGCGGCTGGGAATCTTGCATTTTCAGATTTAACCTTAACTGATTTTGAATCAGTTGTTGGCAAGACTCCTCATTACGAGAACTTTATGCCAGCATGGTTTATTTCGAAGCCTGGTTATTACGCTTCAATGGATAACCTTAAGAACGCAGCAGGTGGTAACACGGCGCGTGAATTGGAGTCTGGTAACGGATTGCAATTCTTAGGCTATCCCGTTGTTTGGACGCAAGTACTTCCAACGTCATTGGCTGACCAAGCCAGTACCACGTTAGCTTACTTCGGTGACTTGCGAATGGCGGCTTTGTTCGGTGATCGTCGTGGAATGACCATGAGCGTTACCGATCAGCGTTATTGGGATGAAGACCAAATCGCTATCAAAGGTACTGAGCGATTTGATATCAACATCCATTCAGCAGGTACAGCTTCAGCCGCTGGCGCACTAATCGCAGTTAACACTCCAGCATCTTAAAAAGGGATTGAAATAATGAACGAATTGCAACATGCAAGATTTAAGGCTTGCATTCCACCAGCAGCAATTATCGACGATGGTTCTGCTACTACCGTAGAGATTGATACTCTTGGCGCAAGCTATTTAACGGTTGTTGTGCAACTTGGGGCAACTGATATTGCTCTGACTGCTTTAAGTTTAACCCAGTCAGATTCAGCCGGATCAGGTCACGCAGCTTTAAGCGGTGCGACGTTTGACGGCGGAACTGATACCAAAGGCGGAACCCTTGCTTTGCCTAGCGCTACTGACGATGACCAAGTTTGCGTCTTCCAAGTAGACTTGCGAGGCAAAAAGCGTTACTTCGATATCGTTGCAACGTTTGGCGATGGAACGGCTGGCGGATTTATTTCTGCTACTGCTATTCTATCAAAGAACAGTGCAGCAGCTTTGACAGATGTAACTTATGCTAACGGTGGCGTTTGTCGGGTTGTTTGATGTATAGATGCTTAATCACTTCTGAACCGTCTAGCGAGCCAGTTACGTTGACTGAGTTAAAGGCTCATTTGCGTGTAGATCACTCGCTAGACGATACCGAACTTGGCGACAAGATAACAGAAGCGAGAAAAGCATTAGAGACGAGAACAAATAGAGCGTTCTTTACACAAACGAGAACGCTCTATTTTAGTTCATTCGATCACACCACGAGCAGAATATTGCTGCCTGGTTCACCTGTCTCATCAATTACTTCGGTTGTATATGTCGATGTTAATGGTGATAGTCAGACTTGGACCTCTAGCGAGTATTCCTTGCGGGTTGGCGAGCCTAGTTATTTGCAGCTTGCATATAATGAGGATTGGCCAGATACACGCAGTAAACGCGATGATATTGTTATTACCTATGTTTGCGGTGCGTCTGATGTTGCTGATATTGATTCAAGAGCTAAAGCAGCAATTAAACTGTATGTTGAATTGAATTACGACAGAGAAGAAAACCGCGATAAGACATCAGAGCGAATTGATAAGTCATACGAGACGTTGGTTAATCAATTAACTATCGGTGATGAGTTCCTGAGTTATGCCTAATTTTCACCAGCAGGTCACTTTTAAATCGCCGAGTTCAAGCGTTGACGCATACGGCCAGGAAACAGGAGCGGAAACAACCGTTGCTGTTAGGCGTGCAACAGTGCGACAGATGAGCGGTAGAGAACTTGCAGCGGCTAGTCAATTGTATCCAAGTGCTAACTGGAAAGTCATTTGTAGATATGATACGGCGTTATTAGGTAGCGAGACATGGAACATTACATACGGCTCTAGAGTGTTGGAAATTGGTAATATAAATAACGTTGATGAGAGAAATCGTTTATTAGAGTTCCTTTGTTCAGAGGTTCAGTAATGGCTAAGCCGATCATGGTTATTACTGGCGATGATGAGCTTAATAAGAAGCTGAAATTATTAGCTGGCAAGGATGCTAAAAAGGTTGTTCGTAAAGCATTACGGCCAGCGTTAAAGCCTGTATTGCAAGAGGCTAGAGGTGGAGCACCAACTAAATCAGGCCAGCTTAAAAAGAATATCAAGATTAAATCGATAGCCAGGTCTAGAACTTATATCGGCGCGAGAGTCACCAGCGGGCTAGGTAAGGCTAAATCAGGCAATGAGAACAGCGGAGTAGCTTATTACGGTGCTTTCCTAGAATACGGGACAAAACCACGGAAAACCAAATCAGGTGCGAATCGAGGCAAGGTTAAGCCGATCAGGTTTATGCTAAGAGCGGCAGAGAAAAAACGAGAACATGCTTTACGTATCTATCGTGCTGGAATTGCGGCAGGATTGAAGGAGATTGCTTTACGTGGCTGATCTAGATGCAAACCTGCGAACGTTTCTTTTGGCTGATGCTCCAATTGCGGCAATTACAACTAACGTCCACGTAAATAACGTTCCTGACAATAAAACAAAGCCGTATGTTTGGTTTCAATTGGACGATGAAAGTCAGCCATTAAACCTTGGCGGATCAACTGGATTAATACAATCATTCTTTGACTGTGAAGCCACTAGCGTAACATTATCACAAGCTAAGGATTTAGCAGCAAAGATTAAGACGGCATTACACGGTTACACAGGTTCATTCGGTGACCAGAACGTGGCATACGTTGAAGTTGCTTCGCGTGATGACACATACGAAACACGGCAGGACTTTGGCGACTTAGATAACTTGCATGTATCAGCATTAACAATTGAAATTGGAGTAGATGGAAGATGAGCGAATATTTCGGCAACGCTGTTACAGCGACTTTGAACGGCGATAGTTTGGGACAGCTAAAATCGTTGTCTATTCCTGGCGACAACTTTGATACGGAAGACTTCACAGGGTTAGGTGATACTCACGAAGACTTACGAATGGTTCCGATTCAATCAGCAGAAGAATTCGATTTGACGTTTTCTTATGATCGATCAGAGACATTACAGGGTACAATCGAAGGGTTGGTAGGGAATAACACAGGTGTTAACTTGGTTGTGACTTTTCCTTGGTCAACAAATAACACTTACACGCAATCAGTTGTTGTTAAGTCTCTTGGTGAAGTCAGCGTCGAGCCTAAAGGCGAAATTATCAGAACAGTTACATTATTAACCAAAGCGGCTGGGGCATGGACAACAGTATGAGCCTATTATCACTTGCTAAGAAATTCAAACCTAAAGCGGTTGTTGTGGACGGTGAGACGTTCTTTGTATCGGTCCTTTCAGCACTTGAAAAGGATCGATTCGATTTACAGTATGCAAAGTTTCGTGGCGATGGTGGCGGGATTGGTTTGCGTGGTTTTCTAACTGCGTTTTGCTTATGTGATAAAGACGGAAAGAAGGAGTTTTGCAGTGGTGACGGAACAACCGCTAACGCTAATTTCCTGGATGTTGTCAAGCAGTTTGGTGACATGCCGAGCAATATTATTGAGCCAGTATTTGAGGCGGCTTGTGATATCAATGGCTTCAATGACTCAGAGGGTACAGCAAAAAACTCAGGTTAGACGCGGCTTTACGATGGCAGTGGCGACGTGCAATCGAGTGCGGCAAAACTCGCAAAGAATGGTTAGCGTCTATCACGGCAGAAGAATACCAAGAGCTAGTAGAACTTTCAGAGGTTGAACCAGTCGGGAATGATGCAATTATCTATCAAATGGCAATTGTAGCTCAGGCAATGGGTGGCGGAAAATTAAAGGATTGTTTGGTGCTATGTTCGGATCGAGAAATGACACCAGAGGAAATGGCTTTGGCCTGGGGTTGGAATGGCAACGATAGCAAACCTTGACGTAAACCTGCGAGCGAAAACGCAGAAATACGAAACGAACATGAAGCGTGCAGGGCAGTCTACCCGTAGGTTTTCCGAGACTACACAGAAAGCTGCTATGGGCACTGAATCATTTCAGGCTAAGTTAGCGAGTTTCGCCAAAAAGGGTTTAGCAGTCACCGCTGTTATCACTGGCCTTGCCTTTGGAATCAATAAGCTAGTTGGTTCATTTGCTGACACTGGTGATGCTCTGGCCAAGAGTGCTGGTAGTGCTCAAATCAGCACTAAAGATTTTCAATCATTAGCGTTTGCGTTCGAGAAATCAGGCTCTAGCGCGGATGGTGTATCTTCTGCTTTCGAAGCAGTTGGTGATAGATTCGTTGATTTACAAGACGGATCAACAACCATGATAGCCCTCTTTAAGAGGATGGGTTTAAGCCTTGCTGATCTGTCTGGCCTGGATACAGCGGATCGGTTCAGGTTAATTGCTAAGTCGATCAATAATATTAAAGACCCGCTAGAACGGGTTGGCGTAGCGTCTAAGATATTCGGAGGAACTGGAAAAGATATCCTAAATGTTGCTGGTAACCTTGGAACGCTTGAGAATGAATTTAATAACCTTGGGCTATCCATTGATGAAGGAGCATTGCAAAGAGCTTCGGCTTTAAAGGATGCGAACCTAGCACTTCAGAAAAGCTGGGAAAAGCTAACGTCTGTTCTAGGCTCTAAGTTCATTCCGGTTATCGTTGATTTAACAGAAAAGTTTGCTGGGTTCCTGGTTAAAGTTTCCAACTCTATTGATAAGCTAGACATCTTTATTCAGAAAAGTCTAGGTCTAAAGTCAATACCGCAATTTGCCGGTGCTGTTGGTGGAGTTTCTGATGATGAATTCCAGCGGTTCTTAAGTCAAAGAGGCGGTGGAAGCCGTATTGTTAGAAAACGATTGAAGGTTAACGACCCACTTTCAGACAGCGGTTCGAGCTTCCTTATTGATCGGCAAATCAATGCACAAAAAGAACTGATTCAGGCATTAAAGCAACAGAGCAACAAACTGGCACCATTGCCACAAGCATTACAAAAAGGAACTTCGGCACAGATTGGTTTTGTGGCTCAATTACAACGGCAAAACCAGCAGGCTAAAATCGATGCACGCGAAAAGAAGAAAATCGATTTGGCTGAGAAGCATTTGAAGGAATTAGAAAAGATTCGCAAGCAGCGTGAAGATGAGTTCAAAGACAAGACGGAGATTTCTATACTATGAGTATCAGTTTTGTTAAAGAGCTTTCAGGGCGTGGCGGTACGATTGGCGAAGATTCAGAGCGTAAACTTATCTTCCAATCTGATAGTGCTTTAGATACTGAGTATGATGTTTACCAGAATCGCAACTGTCCAAAGATTGGCAGCAGGCATCCAAACAGAAGATTTAGTTTATTCTTCTTAAAGCGTGGCGACCTATCGATAACTCAGTCTGATTCGAACTGGGCTAGATGGGATGTGGAAGCAACCTACACGCAACTCGAACCAGGTGAGCCAGAACCAGAAGAAGAACAAGACTTTAACGAACCGTCGCAGGATGAAGCGGATCAACCCGATTTCAATCCTGATGTATCGGTCGAATTTGAAGATTACACAACTCCGTTAAATTTTGCTGTTAATACATCGGCTGTTTTCGATGCTGATTCACCTGGTGGAACTGGTGCTTATCCAGTCGTGAACTCAGCACTTGAACCGTATAACCCACCGCCTGAAGTATTCCGACAGAATGCAATTATCAGAGTATCACGAAACCTAGCTCTGTCATCTTCGTTATGGTCCGATGCACTTGAGTTAAAAAACACGATCAACACGGATACATTTAGTTGGCGTCGTGGTCCTGCAAAGATAACCGTACAGCCTAAACAATGTAGGATTAAAACACGGTTCGGAAATCAAATTGAATATCGCTCAAAGACTGGTAAGAAGTCATTCTATGCTAATCTTGAAGTGCAATTCACAATCAAGCCTGAGACGTGGAACATTGATTTGCTAGACGTTGGAACGGTTTATTTGAGCACCGCTGGAAAGTCTGTTAATCTTCGTATTAACGATGACGATTGGAGTTTAGCAAGTGGAACAACGCAGATTCCAATTACTGACGATGAAAATAATAGAGTGCAAGGTTTACTAAACGGATCAGGCATTCAAGTTACAACTGGCGGCAATTCGTTTTTTAATCGCTACCCAGGATATTACGAAGCGAAACATTCAGCTTTTTTCAAACGACTTACACGAAGGGCCGCATGATGGCAGATGAAATTACATTATCAGTAGACTTGGATTTGGTTAATGGCAACGTCGAGCATGATTTTCGGCCTAACGCAATCCTGATAGATCAAGCAAATGAACGCTATGTTGATCGTATCCAAGATATCGGAACATCAGAAGAAACGGTTAGCTTTGGCGACTTAACCGCTAAAGGATTGGTTGTGCTCTATAACCTGGA